CTCCGGGTTTGCCAATATTGCCGCCGTATGGCTCAATCTTTTGCCGTGGTCGCCTTTCCCGATTAAATCCAAACGCCCGAAATAAAACGACCCGTCGGCGGTACACGCCACATATTCACGGGCGGACGTTCTTTTTGAAACAATCGCTTTACTATCAACGTCAATAACTTGGTACTCGTATTTCTTTCCCTTTACTTTCTTAACTAAAATGTACTTTGCCATGATTGAAAATTTATATTGTTCTGGGGAAAACGCCCCGTCGTTGTTTACTGATAATAGAAAGTGATTTTAACGCCTCGGCGCAATTTGCAAACCTCTTTGTCGCCGTAACAATTGAAAGCACGTTTTAACAAGCGATTGACTAACTTAATGCCGCCGACAATCTTTATTAAACCGGACACGCCAACCAATACATTAACCTTTTTGCCGTTTACAATTCCGTTTACCTTGATTTTGAAATTGCGGTTAATATCTTTTGTTGTGTAATCTAATCCGTTATAAATGCTTTGAGTATTCATATTGTTTCGCTCTCTATTTTCCGGGAAAACGCCCGGTCGTTCTTGTTTGATGATGCAAATATACAACCTTTATTTTAATTACCAAAGGTTTTATCTTTTATTTTCGTGTTTTCCTATAAAAAATTTCGTTTTTGGTTCCAAAAGAGTTATTTTCTTGAAATTTTCGATTTAAGCGACTTTTGTAATCGGGACGTGTAAATTATCCACTTTGAAATAAAATGCCCGGAAACGGGCTAAAAATGGCTCAATAGAAAAAGGGGTTGCAACGCCTTGTTACAACCCCCTTGTTATGTCTATTGTATATATTCCCAATTATAACCCTTATGTTTTTTCATACGCCCTTTACAACATCGAATTATCAATGTATCGTTAAACCCATCTTTTTTGGCTAAATGGATAGATTGATATGTTTTGAGGCAAATTCCGTTTTTCATCATCTTAACGGGTTTTGAATTTGGATGCAATACGCCCTCTTTACCTTGCATATTTCTTGCGTTATTTTCGCTCAATCGCTTTTTCGTAATAGGATTATTATTATTTTCCAAATATGTAACCCAACGCAAATTATCTGCATGGTTATTGGTTCGGTCGCCGTCGATATGGTCAACACATGGCTTGTTGTCCGGGTTCGGAATGAAAGCCGCCGCAACTAATCTATGTAATCGAAACGTTTTGCGCATCCCATTACATAAAGCAACGGTTTTATATCTATTCCCGAAACCACATATTTTCAAAACTAATTGTTTCTTAACGGATTTTACACGCCCGTGATTACTCACTTTATACAACCCAATATATCCGGGTACATCTTTCCAAATTTCCATTATACAACCATTTAAGTAAGCAACCAAAAAAAATGGAAACGGGGAAAAGTGGTTGCATCTTTTTTCATCCGGTAGCTACTCCGAACTATCCCCGTTTGCCGCAAATATAGTTATTTTTCTATTGTTATAACCTCAAACCCGGTAATTTTTGTATATGGATTTTTTGAAACAATATCAAATTCACGGTTTTTTATCCGTTTTGTTTTCCATAAAAAACCTAACCAACGCTTATATTGCACAGTTTCCGTTATTAAAAGGCTATCCCGTGTTATAATTTTGCCCGAAAACGTATTATTTATAATACATCCGTCAAAATCAACCCATTTGTCGGAATACTCAATACAACGTAATACGGTCGTAACCGTATCGCCGGGCAAATATACAATACTATCCCGGACGTTCGCCCGTAATTCGTTAATCGTTTTCATTTGTGCCGTCGTAACCCTTTGCAAATCCCGGTTCTTTGTCTGCAACGATTTGATTAACGCCGCATCGTCCGCCCGGTATTTTTTGTATTCGGATAATTTCAACTCCAAATTCCCAACCTTTGCGGCGTTCAAACTATCCTTTGTTTGATACGTGCGGACGTCCTGCAACAACGTTTCGGTATTACTCCGGTATTTATCCCGTTCGTCGGTCAATCGCTTAATACGGCTTTGTTGTACCCACAAGGCGGCGGCAACCGCCAAAATGATTGCCGCCCAAATCAAATACTTTTTCATAACGTCAATACCCTTTTAATTGCGGCAACGTGCATATTGGCGATACGTTCCCGCCCGTCCTCGCTCATTATGAAACGGCAATCTTTTTCGGTATCCATGAAAAAGTTTTCCGTAAGAATTGCCGGGCAACTCGTGTGTTTGAGGATATAAAACGCCGATTCCTTATCCGGGTCGCCGTCGGCATAATCGAAACGCATACGCCAACCGTCCGGGACGAATACCCGTTGCGCTTCCTCGGCAAATACCGTGGCGATTGCATCCGCTTTCGTTTCTCCGGGCGACGTGTAAACCTCCCAACCCGTACCGCCTCCGGCGTTGGCATGGACGGATACCAAAAACGCCTTTTCATTGTAATTGCGGTAAATCTCATTTGCTCGGCGGCAACGTTCCGCCAATGACACGTCGTTTGTTTCCGGGGTCAATATCTCGTACCCAATCGCCAAATCGTCCAATTTGGCGGCGATACGTCGCACAATGTCACGGTTAAACTCCCATTCAAACAGTTGCGAACCGTCGCCCCAAACCGGGGAACGTTTCCCGGCGGTTTCTTCGCCGTGTCCGTTGTCTAAAATAACAATAGGTTTCATTTTCTTACCTCCTTTTCTTTATCGTTAATAATATCGTCATCGGTTTCCTTTTGGAAACGCTCGATTATTGGTTGCCAATAAGACGGCAACGCCCGTGTAAATTCCAACCGGATAACATGGTATATTATCCGTAAGGCTATTTTCTTCGGGTATGCCTTAATTAAGTTGCGAAACGCATTTTGCAAATATACATACATAAACACGTATGTAAGCGACTTTATAACAATCATTGCCGCCCCGTCGTCGCCACATTGCAACATAACGGAATAAATGACGTGTATAATAACGACGTACAAAAGCAATTCCGCCAATGCGTTCTTAAACTTACTGAATCTAAAGTTTTTGCAATGCCTCACGCTTACACCGTCCGCCCGCATACCCGCCCAAATGTTGAATGCGAACATTATAACCAATGCGTACATAAATCCCGCCATTGGGGTTAAATAGGCTAAAACCGGGCTTAACGACGTGGCGAATATCATACGCCATTGTTCCCACGTAAAAAGTTTATCCATATCTTTAAATAGTTGTGCCGGGGATTGCTCCCCGGCTTGGTTATTAAATGATTTGTCCGAAATCGCCGTTGTTATACGTTGCTAAACGCATTGTTTCCGCCAATATTTGCGCACGTTTCATTTGTATGTAACAATCCCATTGACGTGTAGGGTGCCAACCCATACCCGTGTACATTACGCCATGAATAGGGATTGTTTCCGTGTCATTTCCGGAACCAATAGCGGAATTATTACAATGGATTGCACTCCAACGTACTGAATCCGGGTTTGTCGGGTCTGTTTGCAGATAACTAAACCCAATATTCCCGGCAATATCTGCTATTATTGCCCCATGCCGTTTTGCTACCTTTTTGATTGCTTCGTTAAATCTAACGTAACCGTCATGCCATTGCGTTGTACATACAATTATAACGGGTTTTCCGGACTTTGTACCAAACCATTTTGAATCCGGATTTAAACGTAAATTATAGCAATCAAACGCATATTTTTTCAGCAAATAATCATATCCCGCCGCATATCTTTCGTCATACAATGTATTTGGAACCTGCGCACCCGGTGCCCCGGCTCCGCCATACGGAACAATTCTTTGTTCTAAATTAGTTTTATCCATCGGAACCGCCAACGGCGCATTGTTTTCGTCGTAACCTTTACTTTCGTATTCCTCAACCGTTTCGCACAATATGCCGTGACCTATTCCCCTAATATTTGTTTCTGAACCGGGGAAATTAAACCGCTTAATCAGCACATAAGCGGAATTTTCGGGAACATCTATTTCAACATTTATAATTGGCGTTGTCGTTGTTGGCTTTGGACTTAGTATAATATCGCCGCTTATGAAATTGTTTTCACGGTCAAAAAACAATGCGTGCGGTGTTTCGCTGTCATTTGTTATTGTATTGACAATTATTTTATTATCGCCCGGCGAAAGGTTGTATTTATCCAAAGCCCACGAACTCGACGGCGTATATCGCCCGGTTACGGAATAATAACCAAATGTTGTTTCTACTTTTTCAAATTCCTTACCTCTATATGCAACGTCGTAATTGTGAATGTGGCTT